AAGGCTAAGCCTGCCGCGAGTAGTTTCGGGATCATTTCCCCGTTGATCCGAAAGCTTTGTCAGCTGGGTTGAGCCATCGCAAAATGACAGGCACAACAGCTGCCACGCCACCCATTGCCATTGCCTTGAGATCGCCACCGGCCATATAAACGGCCAATGCAGCTGCGATGTATGAGCGGCCCCATGATGCTGCAATTGCTTTTGCTTGATCCATTATTTTTCTCCTTTTGGTCGATCCGGTAAATCACCGGAAAATGGCTCATAAGCTGGTCGGCCGTAACCCACCACAAATGAGCGTGCTCCCAAAGCTCTTGATTTGACCATGACTTCTCCACCATTGCGCTGATCGCCACCGCCTGATGTGTTTCCTTCAATGGTCACAATCTGTTTTTCTGATGCTCTGATAACCAAGCCAATGTGATTAATTGTGGTTTTGTCATCGATGATGAAATCAAAGAAAACAAAATCCCCAATCTTTGGTGTTGTGTGCCATTGCTTAGCCTTTTGAAATGCCTCAGCTCCAGCACGCGTGCTGACCACATTTGGCACCTTGACCCCGGCTTGATGGGCGCACCAATTGAGAAACGAGCCGCACCATGGCAGCTTGTCGGCTTTCATAAATTTGCCGTACTTCGTTTCATTGTTGCCGGTTTCAGCTGTGCCCACCTCAGCAAGCGCAACTTGAATCAAACGCGGCAATGTGCCTTGTGGAAATGTCATTTATAGACCCAACGCAGCTTTTAGATCATCAACGGAAAGACCGACGATGGCCAGTTTTTCCTCGATTGTTAAGACTTTAACTGTATCAATGCCCACATGAGCATCCACAATTGGTTGAGCTTTGGTCTTGTCTGTGGCCTTGATTTCAAGCCACAATTTGCGATTGCCGTCAAGCAATGGCGGTTCAGTAATAGCCACACCGGCCGCGACAAGCTCATCCATCAATTGTTTTCCATTAAGGTTTTCTGGTTTTTCAAATTGAATCATGATCATGCTCCTAAATAAACGACTTGGAAATGGCCATCAGCTGTGCGTGTGCCAACCTGCTCTTGATAGACAAACACTTCAATGTAATCATTGACAGCCAACTCCATCATGTAAGGAAACCATGGTGCAAATTGTTGGCCTGAAATGTTACTCATAACTTGGACTGTGTGATAAGCGCCATTTTTGTACAACCGAATCGCTTTAATCGAATTTGCACCGCTTGTCCATGTCCATGAGCTGTTTACCAAATACTTTCCAGCTTTGCCGGCTGGGATTGTAATTCTTGATGTATTCGTGCTGTTGTTGTGAAAATTGTCGGTATCAACCAATTCGCTTGTGAAAGTCAAAGCCGTGTAAGTCGAATCCGGGATTGCATTGCTGCCTTGCAAAATGCAACCTGTGAAAGCTGATTGTCCGGGTGTAGCCCATTTGAGTCCAGTCGATGTTGATGAATCCGCGGTCAAAACTGTATTATCTGCGCCCACGGCCAATCGTGCCGGTGTATCGGCTGCCGTTGCCGAAATCAGATCGCCTTTGGCATCAAGGATTGTTAATGGATCAGCGTTTATCCATGTGAAATCCATGTCTGTGTTGGATGCTTTTGATAGCACTTGACCTGTTGTGCCGCCTTTAAGATCGGCCAACGATGTATCGACAGCCTGACCAAATACCTCAAAATCAGCTGGCAGTGCAGAAACCAAATCTGTGTTGGTCGGCATTTGCCAGTTAAAATTGCTCGTTGGATTACTCATGTTTGCTCCTTACGCCACAATCGTGGCATTGATCCAATCCAATGTTGGATTGACTGTGTTCCATTGTTCTGCCACCGGCACATCGTTCCATCTCATTGCTTGCAATGAATAGCTGACAGGTGACAAAATCATGGAAATGCTGATCTGATTGTATCTGGCAGAAAATGTCCAGCCTTCAACAAAACCCAAATAATCGCCTGAATTCATGTTGAGCGGCAAATTGGAAATTTCTACTGGCATACCCATGAAAACATTGATCAACGCATCGCGATCAACATCGTCAAGCTCGGGATTGGTCAGCTCATAAGTGATGCTGTTGAAATTAAAACGCGGATAGGCTCTCAATTCCAAATAAAAATCGGCCTGATCTTGTGCATCGGCAGCGTGTTTGATGGTGGTCGTGAAAATCTGTGCTAATTGACCATAAAGGCCAACCGAATTAGTGTCAACCGCGCTGACCTCATTTGAAGAATTGTTGCCGTATTTGAGCGTGATTGTATTTCGCACATCACCGGCACGGGATTGAATAGTCAAACCCGAGCCAAGCGCGTGATTGGCATCTAATTCAACATATCCATTGGCGGCCAAATAATTGGTTCGGTGTGTGCTGTCTGCATACCCGATTTGCCCGGTTGGGGATTCGAAAAGGTATCCCAATCCTGATGTGGCCAAAGCTGCGACCAATGAATACACATCAGTCACCGATGATCCTCGATTTTCCAGCTCATAATTGCCTGGTCGATCGATGTCACCTAAGCCGCTATTTTCTGCATCTTGCCATTGAGTCGTTGGATCGTATGTGCCCCATGTCAAAGCTTGAGGCACCTCTTGCCATGTGTTAAACAAAACCTCGCTCAAAATGGTGTAAATCTGATCGCCATCAAAATCATCGTTCAAAACGCCTTCGGTCAATGCTTTTGGTAATCGAGCCAAAGCACCTAAAGCAATTAAGCTGATTTTTTGTGCATACGCAACCGATCCAATTTCAGCCACGGCAATGCTGATTTCAACAATTGAGCCACCAAAAATCGGCACAAATGTCGCTGTTGAATCTTGCAATTCAATGCTGATTGCATCATTGATGCCAATTGCCACATTGGATTGATCAAGGTTGATGATTTCTAAATTTATGTATCCGGCATTGGCTTGCTCGTAAATGTTTGTCCGACCGCTAGAAATTGTCAGATTTGCCAAAACAGCTGATTGGTATTCAATCCCATTTATTTTGACACGCCAAATTGGGTTGAATAAAGTCACGATGCGCCAACCAAATTCAATGCGCCATTTGTGCCGCGATAAAAACTGTCATTGAGTGTGTTCACAATTTCACGAGCTGTGCGCTCTGGATCAATCGAGCCTGTGACATTGAGCGTGATTGTTGGTGCTGTAGGAGTTTGTGCTCCAGCTCTTGCCTGTCTCAATCTTTCAGTTTCGGCTTGCAATTCAAGGCTTCTCAAAACGGCAGCCTGTTGCTGTGCTGATAGGCCGCTAATGTCGCGAGTTCCCAAACCTTTTGATGTTACAACAAGCGGTGCACCGGTTGGCCCCGGTGTGACAAATGGATTTGCAACAGCAAATGCTTTTTTGAGGTCAGCAATTCTTTTATCGCGATCTTCTGGATCCTCGGCCGGATCGTCCTCATAATAAATAAAACCTGTGCTTGGATTTTGCGTGAAACCACTTTGTTGAAAATTGGCACCGGTTGTGTTTGAGCCACCAAAGAAAAAGCGTGTAACTGGATTATCCTTTACAAAATTTACGAATTCTCTTATCTTATTAACTGTGCTAGTAATGAACCCAACAAGTTTTGAAAAACCTGTCACTAAGCCAGCAACAATTGTTCCAATTGCTGACAATGCTAATTTGAAAGCACCGCCTAAAATTGGTGCCAAATCCTCTTTTATAAAATTGGCTATTGATTTGAACAAACTTAGCAATGGCTTTAATTCATCACTATTGTCCACAACAGCATTTTTGATTTTGGTAAATGCGCTGACTAAACCTTGAAAAGCCGGCCCGATAACAGCTGAAAAAGCTGGAACAATTGTGTCAGCGATAAATTCATACCAAGATTTAATAATTGGCAAAACATCATCGCGAACTACTTTGAGTATTTCAGTAAAGGCTGGCCCCAATGTTTTGCTCAAATTGCCGGCAAAATCTTGAATTGCTGGGATGCCTTTGTCCACAAAGTTGCTGACCAATGGTGTCAGCGCATCAAGCACATACGATCCGACAGTTTCTTTGGCTTCATCGAATGCAACAGTAAGCCGTGCCATTTTGCCTTGAAATGTCTCAGCTTGCTTTGATGCTTGACCTTCAAAAGTCTTTGAAAGTGCAGCTGCGGCAGCATCAAAATTCTTTGATTTAATAATTGAATCATCGATGCCTACACCCAATTTTTTGAGTGCGCCTAAATTTCCATCATAGGCTTTTCCCAAGGCTTCCGAAACTGTCTGCAAGTCCTTGCCAGTACCACTTGCAATGTCTAATGCCAATGTTTGGAGCTTTTGCGCTTCCTCAACATCTTTTGTACTTCTCACCAGTCTGTCGAGCGATGGCCTTAATTGATCATCGGTTACACCATTGGCCAATGCGGTTTGGGTAATATAATCCTCAACCGCTGCAATTTGTGCTTTAGTTGCACCTGTGACATTTTCCAAAGTCGTTGCCAATTTGGCTTGAGCGGCTTCATCCTCAATGGCAGATTTGACACCATCAATAAGCAATTTTCCAGCGTAGGCGGCAGCGGCAGCACCAGCTGCGGCAAATGCCAATCCCGCTTTTTTGCTGAAATCGCCTAGCTTGTTGCCAAAACCTTGAACCTCGGTTGATCCGGTGTTGAGACTTTTCTTGAGCTGATCGACATCACCCAGAATCGAGAGCTTGAGCGTTCTTGATTGACCGGCCATCACCACTCCTTCAAAATCTTAGTAAATGCATTTTCCCATTGATTGATGATGTGTGGCTGTTCGGCTCGCAATGTTGGATAGATAAAATACCCAGCCGATCCACCGCGAGGCCCACGGCCTGACCAAATTGGAAATTGCTTAAATT